CCCTAATTCAACCAATTACCAACCACATGAGGTAAATACCGTGGAAAATATGGAAATCGAAACTAAATCGGCCCCTGTAACACGCGGAATTCGTGAAGCTAACCTTCGTGCGGAACAGATTCGCTCTCGTTCGCGCAATGAAGATTTGGATGCAACTGTTTATGACAAGTTTTACATTGATCCACGCGATATCCCGGATGGATGGGACTACAATTGGAAGCGTTATGAAACTATGGGCATGAAAGATGGCTCGTATGAAGTTGAATTGGCGCAGACTGGCTGGGAAGCAGTCGATTCATCACGTCATCCATCAATGATGCCTGCCAATCATAAGGGCCCAATCATCCGCGAAGGCATGATTTTGATGGAACGCCCAGCGGAAATCTCTAATCGCGCCAAGTTCTTGGAATTGCAGGAAGCCCGCCGCGTTGTAAATGAAAAAGAACGCGCATTGGGCATGGCTCCTAGCGGCACTTTCGAGCGCGACCAGCGTCGTCAGGTCGTTAAGAAAGAATATATTCCAATGGAAATTCCTAAAGGTTGAGATTAATGTAATTTTTTCCTTTAACACCCTTGCGCGATAAATATTCATCATGGTATTTATCGCGTATTCACTTCCGTTACGCGCCGTAGCGGGCTTTTCTGACTGATCTTAATGTGACGCGCTGTCAAAAGTAAGATCATTCCAGACAGGAGCTACCTATGGCGAACACATCTGCGCCCAATGGTTTCCAACTTGCTGGCTTCCTCGACGGGCGTGAAGGTTCTCTGGGCCAATCGCAGTGGTTGATTGCTAGTGGTGATTCTAACTACTACATGACGGGCGATCCCGTCTCCCTCTCGGGCGGTTACTTGACTGCCGCAACTGTCGGTGCAAACCAGATTCTTGGTGTTTTCATCGGTTGTGAATACTACTCCTCCGCAGTAAACCGCGTTATCTGGTCGCCATATTGGCCCGGTAGCACGACTGTTCCTTCGGGCACTGTCATTACTGCATGGGTTATCACTGATCCACAGGCTACGTTTAAAGTGCAGTCGAGCGGTTCGTCCGCTGTAGTGCAGGCAAACGTCGGCAAGAACATTGACTGGGCTGGTCTCACGACTTCGCCAACCTCCGCACAGCAGTTTAGCGGTCAGTCGATTGCGTACGCCAATCAGGCGAACATCAGTGCTTCGACTAACTATGCATTCCGCATCCTCAATCTGATTACCCAGCCTCCGGGCGCGAACGGTACGGACACTACTACTCCGTACAACTACATCACTGTAGCGTTCAACAATCAGACCTTCCGCACCACCGCTGGCCTGTAAGGAGTAATACACAATGGCTATTAATCTTAGTCAGATTCGTGACCTTCTCCTCCCCGGTCTCCGTGGCGTTGAAGGCAAGTACACCCAGATTCCAAGCCAGTACGACAAGGTGTTCGAAATCACCAAGTCGAACATGGCTTTGGAACGCACCGCAGAAATGCGCTACCTCGGCCTCGCCGCTTTGAAGACTGAAGGTGGTAACACCCAGTTTGATAACGCCGCTGGCGAACGTTATGTCTACAATCAGGAACATAACGAAATCGCTCTCGGTTACGCGATCACCCGTAAGGCTATCGACGATAACCTGTACAAAGCGCAGTTCAAGCCAACCAACCTCGGCCTTGTGGAATCCTTCCATCAGACTAAGGAAATCTACGCCGCTAACGTTCTGAACACGGCTACGACCTACAATGCTGCAATCGGCGGTGACGGTGTTGCTCTCTGCTCCACCTCGCATCCTATTGACGGCACTACCATTGCCAACAAGCCAACCGTTGACGTTGACCTCAACGAATCGACTCTGTTGAACGGCATGGTTTCAATCCGTCAGAACTTCCGTGATATCGCTGGCATCAAAATCTTCGCTCGCGGTCGTAAATTGATTGTTCCTCCTTCACTGGAGCCAGTCGCGATCCGCCTGACGAAGACCCAGTTGCGTCCCGGTACAGCAGACAACGATGTGAACGCTATCCTCATGACCGCTGGCGGCTTGCCAGAAGGTTACATGGTCATGGACTTCTTGACTTCCAACTACGCTTGGTTCCTCCTGACCAACGTTAAGGGTCTGGTGTACATGGAACGCGTCCCCTTCGAAATGGATATGCAGGTGGACTTCACGACAGACAACCTGTTGGTGAAGGGCTACGAGCGTTATTCGGTCGGCTACTACAACTGGCGTTCGATCTACGGTTCATTCCCCACCTCGTAAGATTGGAGACAGCAAATGTCTATTTCAGCTAACTCCGGTCCTTACATTTCGTTCGGGCAGAACACTATCGGCCTCGTAACGGATTATAACCCCGATCTCGGCCCGTCGCTCTTCTGGGGCGGCGTGGGCCGGATTGACCCACGTCCAAACTTCAACTACATCCCGGGTCAGAACTTTGGGGCGTTTACTGCGGGTTTTGCAACATCTGATGCAATGACCATCAATTACGCTCCTTACGCGTTGGGTAATGCTGCAATCGCAGCAGCCGCAAACGTTGTAAGCGGTACTGCAATGACCCTCGTGTCCACCAATTCCACCTCCACTGGTGTTTCGGTTGGTGCTTCTTGCACTAACTACAACACCGGAGTGGCTGTAACTGGTCTTCTGATGGTCGATGGCTTTGCGTCCTTCACGGGCGTGATTGCCAGCAGCGTTCTGACGGTTTCGTCCCTCACGGGCACGATTTCCATTGGTATGACTGTTAGTGGTACTGGTGTTAACACTGGTACAACCATTGTGAACCAGCTTACTGGTCCTGCTGGTGGTGCTGGCACTTATACCGTGCAGGGTGATGATACTGCGTCTTCGACTACTATGACGGCGCAGGCTACTGGCACAACCGCTCTTGCCCAGCCATTCGGTCAGTCGAATACCATTTCTTTGTGGAATCCGCAGGCTATGGTTTCTCGTGCAGTGAGCGTCACTGGTTCCGCATCGGCTACGGGCGGCAACATTACTATCAGTGGCTACGACATTTATGGCGTACCAATGTCGGAAGTGATTGCTGCTCCTGCAAGTGCGACAACTGTCAACGGAAAGAAAGCGTTTAAGTATATCTCGTCGGTTGTCCCGGCGTTTACTGACGCGCACAACTACTCCATTGGCACCACCGACATCTACGGTTTCCCACTTCGTTCTGATAACTTTGGCGATGTAGCGATTAACTACAATGCCACTGGTATCACTGCAAATACGGGTTATACCGCTGCTGTCACAACCAGTCCTGCTACTACTAGCACAGGTGACGTTCGCGGCACTTATGCATTGCAGTCGGCTGCTGACGCTTCCAAACGTTTGGTTGTCCGCCAGTTTATCACTCCAGCCAATATTGGTTCCATTGCGGGCCTGTTTGGCGTTACCCAAGCATAATGAGGACATGACCCATGAAGGCTCATAAATCACACGGCATGCACCACGAACATCATGGTCATCATGAGCATGACATTCATGCGCATGTCAAAAAGCACTCGATGAAGCATCACCGCAAGGCCCACAAGCGTGGCGGTAAAGTGTCGGAAGGTCATGAAGTCCATGACGAAACCCCACACGATATCTACGCTGGTGCAAACTCTAACGTTGTCAAAGAAGCCGCTCACAAGAAGCGTGGCGGCGCACTGAAGCACAAGCATCTGGAAGCACATGGTCACCATGCCAAACACCGTCTGGATCGTCCTGCTCGTAAGCATGGCGGTAAAGTCGGTTCTGACATGAGCCCATTCTCTTCGGCACACGCTGTTAAGACCCCTGCGGGTCGCGACGTGGGTCCGGGGGAGTCCTGAGCCGTCCACACCACGAAAGTGGGGGCGGCGTGAAGTGGATACAGGGCGCGATTAAGCACCCGGGTGCCCTTCATAAACAGCTTCACGTTCCGGCGGGGGAGAAAATCCCCGCCAAGAAGCTAGAGAAAGCGGCGCATAGCGACAACCCCTTGCTTGCGAAACGTGCCAATCTAGCCAAAACGTTGAAGAAGATGCACCATTCTTAAAAGGGGGGCTAACGCCCCCCTTTTTTCATTTGGAGAGACGGATGTCCACACCAGCTTGGCAACGATCAGAAGGCAAGAGTCCGTCCGGCGGGTTGAACGCTAAAGGGCGCGAATCCTACCATCACGAAACTGGCGGTACTCTTAAAGCACCGACCAAAGACACGCATAACTCACGGCATCATTCATTTTGTAGCCGGATGGAAGGTATGCGGTCTAAATTGACCAATCACAAAAACGCTCATGATCCGGATAGCCGGATTAACAAAGCATTGCGCAAGTGGGGCTGCTAATGGAAAAGAAACCATTTTGGGAACATCCGCAGGAAAAAGATGCCCATCACAAGCATTTAAGTGCTAAACAGAAATCGACCGCAAAAGCGCATGCACGTGCCGCTGGCAGACCCTACCCAAATCTGGTAGACAATGCGGCTGTTGCGCGGAAAAAAGGTAAATAAAATGCCAGATTATTCATATGTCACGCAAGAATCTATTACGCGTAATGGCCTTCTTGAACCATTTGATCTTCAAGTTGCTCGTGGGCAAATTACCGGACATTCGGAACAAAATATTTTTGGGTATGGCACAACTCCTGCCACCGCAAATTTGTTTCGTACCGTTTGGGAAAATATGTCTACAACGGAATATGTTTTCCCCAGCTCCGCTGTTACGATGCAGCTAGTAAGTGACAACGCTGGTGACACCGCAACCATTACGGTTGTAGGTCTTGATGCTAGCTATAACGTTATTACGGAAAATCTTGTGTTGAATGGGACAACAAACGTTCCAACAACCAAACAATATTTCCGCATTAACCAAATGTTTGTTTCCGTAGGAAGTGTGACAAACCCCACTGGTGTTATTACTCTTAAAAATAGCTCCGTGACGTACGCGCAAATCAATACGGGCGTATTCAACGGCACGACATCTAGCCTTGGCGCAACTCAAATGGCGGTGTTTACTGTTCCTGCCAATTACACGTTTTATGGGCATAGGTACGGGGCTTACTCGTCATTTAATGGTAACAGTGCTAACTATACAACCTACCGTGCTATTACCAACTCATCTGCGGGCGTTCAAAAACTTATTGTTCAAACCCCGTATAACACAAATTATGAAGTCCTGCGCGTCTACCCGTTCCCGTATCCGGAAAAAACTGACCTTCGTTTTCAAGTTGCACCAAGCGCGGCGACTGCTGCTGTCGTAAGTGTCAATATTGGTGGCGTTCTCATTAAAAATGATGGCAATCTTTAAGGATTAGTTAATGGCTACTTCGGGTACATACAATTTTAACCCGTCGTTAGGGGAATTGGTACTCAACGCCTTTGCGCGTTGCGGTGTGCGTCGTACTGCGTTGTTGCAAGAGCATATGCAAGATGCCCGCATGGAAACTAATTTGATGCTTTCAAACTGGTCCAATCGCGGTGTAAATCTGTGGGAAGTGGACGTTCAAACGGTTGTTTTGTCTCAAGGCATCACGACTTACAACGTCCCGTCCAACACCATTATGATATTGGACGCGTATATCTCGACTGGTTCGGGTCAAAGCCAGTTTGATCGCGTAATCATGCCAATTTCGCGTTCAGAGTACAGCCAAACCCCAAACAAAAACCAGCAAGCCCCGCCCACGGTGTTTTGGTTTGATCGTCTGATTAACCCAACGGTAACTCTGTGGCCTGTCCCTGATCAGGACAACCAGTACACGCTGCGGTATTACCGCGTTAAACAGATTCAAGACGCGAACTACGATAACGGGCAAACTGTGGACATTCCATATCGCTGGTTTGATGCGTTTTCATCAGGATTGGCGGCTCGTTTGGCGGCAATCTACGCGCCTGATCGTGTGCAGATATTGGGGACTAATGCAGAATCCGCGTATATGATTGCGGCAACGCAGGATACCGAAAACGTTCCGATTTACCTGACCCCGGGGTTGTCCGGTTACTTTAGGATGTAAAAATGTCCTATCGGTTTCATGGCCGTGCGAATGTAGACCCTAGTAACCCACGGGCATTTGGTCGATGCGACCGCTGTGGGTTTATCTACAATCAGAGTAGCCTTCGCTTCCAGTTTGATTTTCGCGGCCCGCAGTTGCAAAACTTGCGGTTTTTGGTGTGCGAAACATGCTACGATACACCGCAGGCTCAGTTAAAACCTATCATAGTAACGCAAGACCCCACACCAATTATCAATGCGCGTCCGGAAGATTACAATTACGCGAACGCCAGCTATCTGGCGGCAACTGAACCGACAACAACATACCAACTGACGGGTATACCAGTCGATAATAGCATCGATTTGATTACCGAAGACGGGATAAACATTGTTACGCAGCCGACTGGTGTCCCCGTAGGGTTAAATCCGAACGCTGTTATGCCGTTGCAGGGAACCACAAAGTATGACGTTGTCCTTCCCGTTATTTCCATTACCGCAAACGGGACAACAATTATCACTGTGACATGCAGCAGTGTGCATGGGCTATCGACGAATTCGCAAGTGTCGGTTGAAGATTTGACGAATAACAAAGCTAGCGGGTTTTATTCCGTTACAGTTACGACCGCTACTGCATTTACCTACACCGTTGCATCGCCTATAGTGGCTGGAAGTTTGATTAACGGTAATACGCGTGTGGCGACCGCTAACGTTGGTTTGCCGACAGGGTTTACACAGATACCACAAGTCGGGGCTTTAAATGGCTAACATCTCAATTACCAACCTCCCCGCCGCAACGTCCGTTTCCGGTACTGACTCTGTTCCTATCGTTCAGACAAGCACGAGCGTCCGCGCAACTTTGTCGCAGATTGCGGCTTACACGCAGTCTATATACCCGGCCCCCGGCGTTACATCCATTGCGACATCTGCTCCCATTACTGGCGGAACTATTACGTCCACGGGAACTATTGGTCTTAGCACTGGTGGCGTGACCAATACGTATTTGGGGACAATGCCAACCCTGACTCTTAAAGGGAACAACACAGGCGGTACTGCGTCTCCTTCGGATTTGAGTGTCTCCGCAGTTATGACGATGCTTGGTGCCGCTCCATTGGCTTCGCCAACTTTTACGGGAACTCCGTTGGCCCCGACGCCATCGACTTCGGATAGCTCTACCAAGATTGCGACAACCGCGTTTGTAAAGGCACAGGGTTATGGAACGGGTTCTGTCACGTCTGTTACGGCTGGTAGTGGCCTATCGGGCGGCACAATTACGACAACTGGGACAATTTCATTACCGACTACGGGCGTAACTGCTGCATCATATGGGTCATCGTCCGCGGTTCCCACGTTTACCGTTGATACGTATGGTCGTATTACAGCCGCAAGCAACACAAACATTTCCACGTCAGCTATCGGGGCTGTTCCGACATCTAGAACCATCGCGACATCCGGTGGACTGTCTGGTGGCGGAGATTTGACCACCGACAGGTCTTTCGTTATTACCCCAATTGCGAATAACACGCTGCTGGGTAATACGACTGGTTCTACCGCCAGCCCTGTATCTACGACCCTAAGCAGCCTTATGGATGCAACACTGGGCAACCAGCAGGGTGATGTTGTCTATCGTACGGGTTCTATATGGACCACACTGGTCCCCGGGACTGCTGGTCAAGTTCTTTCAACTGGTGGTGTCGGCTCTAACCCATACTGGCAATCTGTTGCGGGTACGGGTACGGTTTTGAGTGTTGGAGCGGGAACTGGTCTTTCCAGCAGCACCACTAACCCAATTACGACTTCCGGCACATTGAGCATCGCAAGTACGACTGTTTCCGCTGGATCATACGGCTCTTCATCTTCCGTCGCAACATTTACGGTTAATGCGCAGGGTCAGTTGACTGCCGCCGCTAGCACCCCAATCAATGCTATCGCTTTGACGACTGGCACGATTAGCACCGCTCCAAGCAATGGCACCGACATTGCAAACAAAGATTACGTTGATAGCGTTGCGCAGGGTTTGAATTTCCACGCTGCCTGTAACTACGCGACAACGACAAGTAACAACTATACCGTTACGTATAACAACGGCACGTCTGGTGTAGGCGCAACGCTGACGAATGCGGGTGCGCTTGCAGCATTTAGTGTTGACGGCGTAACAATGACCAGTGGAAACATTGGCAACCGAATCTTAATTAAAAACCAAACCAATGGCGCGTATAACGGGGTCTACACGCTTACCACTGTCGGTAGCGGTTCGGTTGCATGGGTTTTGACTCGCGCAACAGATTACGACAGCAGTGGCTCCGGCACAAACGAAATTGATGCTGGCGACTTTATGTATGTGTTGTCCGGCAATACGTTAGCAAACACGTCATGGGTGCAGCAAACAACGTTGCCTATCACTGTTGGAACAACCGCGCTGGTGTTTTTGCAGTTTGGTGCGCAAATTTCTTATACTGCTGGCACGGGCCTTACCCTCGCGTCAAACCAGTTTAGCATTACCAATACGGCGGTGACCGCCAACAGCTACGGCTCCGCATCAACCGTCCCAACGTACACCGTAAACGCGCAGGGGCAGCTTACAGCGGCGTCTAATACCTCGATTGCTATTGATACGGCGGCAATCACATCCGGCACCCTTGGGGTCGCACGTGGCGGCACGGGTGCAGCTACACTGACTGCTAACGGTGTCCTGTACGGGAACGGAACAAGCGCGATTGGCGCAACCGCCGTTGGTACGACTGGTCAGGTTCTTATCGGGAACACTGGTGCTGCCCCGTCTTGGTCCAACCTGTCTTCCAATGCCGTAACATCCATTACGTTTGGGTCTACGGGCCTTACGCCTTCTTCCGCTTCTAACGGGGCGATTACTGTTGCTGGTACGCTTGTTGCGGCAAGTGGTGGTACGGGACAATCGACCTACACGGTCGGCGATCTACTGTATGCTTCCGGAACGACGACGCTTTCCAAATTGGCGGATGTCGCGACTGGTTCGGTGCTTGTATCTGGCGGCATTGGTGTTGCTCCTGCTTATTCCGCCACCCCGACTCTGACATCCGTTACAGCGGGAACATTGACTTCCAGCGGGAACGTTGCGTTCACTGGCACGGGCAACCGCATCACTGGTGACTTCACCAATGCGACTTATGCAAACCGTGTGATGTTCCAAAACAGTGTTTTAAATGCTCGCACAAATATATCTGCTTTACCAAATGGAATAAACCCTAACGCTGGTGTAGATTTATATAATTCATCCTCTGATCCAGCAAATGCTTCTTTATTTCGAATTGCAATTACAAACGCTGAATATCAGCTTGAAGGAACAAAATTAGGAACTGGCACATATCTGCCTTTGACCATGTACACTGGCGGGTCAGAGCGTCTGCGTATTGATACGTCTGGCAACGTAGGGATTGGGACCGCTTCTGCTGCCGTTAAATTTGCTGTTTCATCCACGGATTCGATACTCATCCCGGTTGGAACCACAGCACAGCGTCCAACGGGCGCAACTGGTTACTTGCGTTTCAACAGCGACACAACATCGTTCGAAGGGTATAACGGAACGGCATGGGGTTCAATTGGTGGCGGTGCAACTGGCGGTGGCACAGATGCAATTTTCTATCTGAACGGGCAGACAGTCACCACCAACTACAGTATACCTTCCGGTCAGAATGCTGGTACGTTTGGCCCGATTTCCGTTAACAGTGGCGCAACCGTTACCATCCCATCTGGTTCGACTTGGTCTATTGTGTAAAATGGAGGGCATGAAAATGGATATGAACACCCTCATCACTTCCAGCCTTTGCCTTTCCGAAGGTCGCATTGTTCGGGTAACAAATGGCAAAGAACCATCTTGGGTTGACCATTCAAATGGTTATAAATTTTGTTCGGTAAAAAACACCACAATTTATTTCCATAGGGCAATGTGGGTTTTGCATTTTGGCCCAATTCAACCCGGCATGGAAATCGACCATATTGACAACAATCCCACAAACAATGTTTTGGCGAATTTGCGTTTGTGCGGCAGAAGCGAGAACAATCAGAACACTAAAATTCGCAAAGACAATACGTCTGGCACAAAAGGTGTTTTTTGGGACAACAGTTCAAAATCTTGGCGAGTTTCTGTTTGGAAAAACAAGAAAAAGCACGATGGTGGGCGTTTCCAATCATTGGATGATGCAAAGCAAGCCGCTTATGATATAAGAGCAAATGCTCATGGCGTGTTTGCAAATCATGGATTTTGCCAGAAGGAATCTGCATAATGCCTATCAAATTAAACGGTTCCACATCCGGTTATAGCCAAATGCAAGCCGCTGCGGTGGCGGGGAACAATACCCTGACCCTGCCAACAACAACGGGCAACTTGCTTGCGGACAACGGTTCTGGTGCATTGACAATCCAGACAGTTAATTCCGGCACAAGCAATGCCCTTACGTTGCAGTCGAACAACACGACCGCACTGACAATTGACACATCGCAAAATGTGGGGATTGGGACATCTTCGCCAGCAGGCAATTCAATTACAAACTACCGCGCTTCTGGTTACACAGAAGTTCGTACTGCAAGCGGGGCGAATAGTACTTCTATAGGACAAGATGCTTCGGCTGGCTACATAGGCACTAATACAAATTTGCCTTTGATTTCAATTACCAATGGAACCGAACGTATGCGTATCGATTCCTCCGGTAACGTAGGGATTGGGACGGCTTCTCCTTCTTTTAAATTAGACGTGCAAGGAACAATTGCAGGCAATTTTGTTCAGCAATTGTATAACTCATCAACAGGAGCTGGTGCCCAAACTCTTTATCTCGCAAAAAGTTCTGGCGGTTCTGGCGTGCAATTTGGTCAAACGCAATCGTCACTTGCTGGATTTGTCAATGTTCTTGACTCTGCGCCATTGATTTTTTTAACATCCGGCACCGAACGTGCGCGTATCGACTCCAGTGGCAACGTAGCAATTGGCGTTAGTAGCACCACAAGGAAACTAGACGTTTATACCAGCGCATCTTCGTCATCAAATAACACAATTAGGGTTTGGGGTTATCAAGCTGCTTTTGAAGTTTTGAACCAAGGTTCTACGCAAAATTGGTACTTTGGCGTTCAAGATGCAAGCAGCAACAAACTTTATATTGGGCGCGGGTCTAATGCAGCACAAGGCATATCTCCTTCTATAGCCATTGATACAAGTGACAATGTGTTAGTGGGGACGACAAGTGTCATCAATGGATCAAATGCAATATTGCAAGTGCTTAATGTCAATGGCGGTCGCCCAGGTGTCAATGTCGGCAACAGTGTAGGATCATCTGCAACCAACTGTATTATTTTTACTAATTCAAACGGAACTGTAGGGTCAATCGTAACAAGCGGTAGCGCGACTGGTTATAACACCTCATCCGATTATCGCTTGAAAGAAAACATTACATTAATGACGGCTGGTCTTGAAAAAATCAGTGCATTAAAACCCGTCATTTACGATTGGATCAGCGACAAGACTAAAGGCGAAGGTTTTATCGCACATGAATTGCAAGCCGTTATTCCTCTTGCCGTAACTGGTGAAAAAGATGCAGTTAATGAGGACGGCAGCATCAAACCCCAAGGCGTAGACTACAGCAAAATTGTCGTCCATCTCGTTGCTGCCATTAAAGAACTATCCGCAGAAGTCGAAGCCCTTAAAGCCAAGGTTGGAGCATAACCATGAGCGGCACAATCCAAGCATCGGTCGTTAAAGACTCCGCTTCATCCACCAGCAACCTTACATTGGATTCCAGCGGCAACGTAACGGTTGGCAATAACTTGACTGTAACTGGTTCAACCACAGTAGCAGCAACGACTATTGGCAATCTGACCTATACAGGAACGTTGACAGGTTCCACTGGCATTTTGAATATTGGCTCAGGTCAAATTTATAAAGATGCGTCCGGCAACGTCGGAATTGGTACGACTGTTCCAGTCAACTCTCTTTCTGTCGGTGGGAATGGCATAACTTTATTGCCTTCTTATGCAACGTATCTTGCCAACTCTTATTATGGCGGAAGCCCAACAGCATGGCGGTACGTTGCAAATGGCGTTGCTTGGGGCATCGGCAACAACTTTGGCGGCGTAACCAATGGCGTTACAATTGGTGTTACCTCCGTCAATGCGGGTGGGGCAGGAGCCGCACTAACATGGAACCCTGCGTTTAACATAGACACTTCCGGCAACGTAAGTGTTGGTGTTGCAAGTGCTACGGAAAAACTGACTGTCGGTGATGGGTTTGTTTCGTCCAGAATGTCCTCTGGCAACATGGCTCGGTTTAATCTTGTCAACACTAACAGAAGTTGGTCCATTTCAAACTATGGCACCCAATTTTCTCCTAATGGTGCATTTGTAATCGCAGACGAAACAGCAGGGACTCCCCGTCTAACCATTGACACCAGCGGCATTGTCACAGGCACTGCTGGTAACTTGATGCTGGTGCAGCGTTCCGCGCTCTCATTAACCACTCAAACCGCCCCAGAGTTTACAAGCATACCGTCTTGGGTAAAGCGCATAACGGTAATGTTTAGTGTTGTGTCTACAAATGGCGCAAATAACATTACAATTCAAATTGGCACAGGAGGAGCCGCTACAATAACTGGGTACACCGCGCAAACTACAGGAATTTCACAATCAGTAGGATCGTCTATTGCATCTACTGTTGGGTTTCCTTCTTATTCAAACGCCGCCGCTTATGCTTGGTCTGGCATTGTAACAATTTCCAATATTTCAGGAAATATTTGGGTAGCTTCCGGCGTACTTGGCAATACAAACACAAACATTCTTTCATCTCAAATTTCTGGAGCTGTAACATTATCTGGCGCGTTGGATTATCTTCGCCTTATCAGCAGTGCTACAGGCTCACCATCTGACCAATTTGACGCTGGCACAATCAACATCCAATACGAGTAAGAGGGTAACATGACCGTCACAATCAACGGAACGACAGGCATAGCGGTCCCCCTTGGCTCGGCTGGCGCACCGGGCGTTGTCAACACCACCAGTGCAACCACGGGTTTGTATAACCCGACTAGCACAACGCTTGGGCTTGCTACCAACGGCACAAATGCGGTGACCATTGACGCATCGCAGAATGTGGGGATTGGAACAAGTTCGCCCGCAACCAAATTAAATGTATATACAGGGTCCGCCACAAACACATTTTTGCGGGCCAATAATACTGTCGGGACTATTGATTTCGGTGTGCTATCTACCGGTGAATCATACGGCGGCTACGCAACAGGAACTGTCTACTACGGTACTTCTGGGGCTTCCCCTGCTTTGTTTTATACATCCGGCTCCGAACGTATGCGGATTGACTCCAGCGGCAACGTAGGGATTGGCACATCATCACCCACCCAGAAACTGGATGTCACGGGTGGTGCTAACGTGTCTGGCACGGTTGTCATGGGGTCATCATTCCTCCGCAACCGCATCATCAATGGGAACATGGTGATTGATCAACGCAATTCTGGGGCGAGTGTTGCAACAACTACTTTAGCTTCTGGACCCATATATGGCATTGACAGGTGGGCTGCTAACGGTAGTCAAAACAGCAAATTTACAATGCAACAAAATGCGGGGTCCGTTACGCCAGCAGTTGGTTACACCAATTATCTTGGTGTTACAAGTTCATCGGCTTACACCGTGTTAACTGGAGATTATTTTAATATTACTCAAAGGATTGAAGGGTATAACTTTTCTGATTTAGCATGGGGAACAGCAAACGCAAAAACTGTAACATTGTCTTTTCAAGTGTATTCTTCGTTGACGGGTACATTTGGTGGGGCTTTAGGGAATAGTGCTGGTTCGCGTTCCTATCCTTTTAGCTATTCTATCCCATCTGCAAATACTTGGACATCAATTTCAGTTACCATTCCGGGCGATACAACAGGCTCTTGGTTGACTGGAACCAACTTGGCTGTTCAAATTGCGTTTGGTCTTGGTGTGGGCACAACTTATAGCGGTACGGCAGGGGCTTGGGCAGCAGCAAACTATGTATCGACTACTGGAGCCGTATCCGTGGTCGGCACATCCGGTGCAACATTCTACATCACAGGCGTACAGCTTGAAGTAGGCTCCGTTGCCACGCCATTTGAACGGCAGATATACAGCACTCAATTGGCGCAGTGTCAGCGGTACGCTTTTAAGATGACAAGTGGCAACGGAACTTATTGTTATTTCCCTGCGTTTGGTGCAGCAGATACTACCACAACTGCACAGTTCGTTCAGCAATTTCCTGTTCCTATGCGGTCTTCTACGGCGTTGACCCTTACAACAACTGGAACCGTTGCCAATTACTCTCTTTATGTTGCTGGGGCTATTAAAGCACTTACAGTTGCACCTACTTTGGGGGCTGTAAATTCAACTTGTGAGTCGGCCCAATTTACCACAACAGTTGCCTCTGGGTTAACGGCTGGACAAGCCTGCCAACTTATAGGTACAACTGCCGCAACCCCATACTTGCTTTTTGTCTCGGAGCTATGATCATGATCAACCTTTCCCTAACCATTGAACAAGTAAACGCAATTTTCGCAACAGGAGCAAAACAATGACCATCACATATACTTGGCAAATTTTGCAGATGGAATGCTACCCTAACTACAATGAACAGACAGACGTTGTGTTCACCGTCCATTGGGTACTGAATGGCACTGATGGCAATGGTCATTCTGGCTCGGTCTATGGCACGGTTAACGTGACATACGCCGCTGGCACACCGTTTACGCCTTACGCAAGCCTCACCGAAGAACAGGTACAGGGTTGGGTTGTCGAATCTCTTGGGGCCGAACAAGTTACCGCCTATGAGGCCAACATTGACAACCAGATTGAACAACAGGTATCACCTACAGTTGTAAATCTCCCGCCACCGTGGGCGGCTTAACTTAAAGGAAAACCAATGAAAATCGAACTTTCCCTAACTGTTGAACAAATCAATTTGATCCTTAACGCGTTGGGCCAACGCCCATATGTGGAAGTCATGGATTTGGTAGAACGCATCAAATTGGATGCCCAAAAACAGTTGTCTTCTCCCCCGGTGGATGTGACGCCGCAAATTATCGAGGAATAACATGGATTGGCAGCATGTCATTGATTTAGCGGGTGGTGCGATGCTAGCCATGTTAGGCTGGTTTTGCCGCCAACTGTGGGATGCCGTTACGGAACTTCGTCGGGACGTTCATGCATTGGAGATTAGTCTTCCAATCTATTACGTCCGTAAGGACGAGTTTGCGGATAGCATGAAAGAGATCAAGGCCATGCTGGAGAAGATTTTTGACAAACTTGACGGGAAAGCCGACAAGTAAGGGGTAACCAATGGCTATCGATTACATTTGGGGGTTTTCCAACATCAAATCTGCCCCGGATTTTGAAAATCTCCCGAATGTCATTCTTTCGGTTAACTGGTCGTTGACTGCGCAAGATGGCCCGTTGATTGCGTCTATGTCTGGCATATCCGTGTTTGACCCGCCTACATCACAGGACTTTATTCCGTTTGATCAAGTAGACCCCGCCATTATGGAGCAATGGGTTATTGCAACAATTGGGGCGGATCAAGTCCAAACATACAAAGATTTGCTTGCCGCCAGAATATACGCGCAACGAAATCCTATCAATACGGCACTACCGCCAGCCTTTAAAATAGGGTAAATTGGGTAAACTTAACCGGAAGTAACGCCATGTCGCTAACGTATACCACATTTGTATCTTCTTTAGCGAACGAAATGGCTGTTTCGCAGACGGACCCCAATTTTGTGTTGATGTTGCCGAACTTCATTGATTACACGGAATTGCGTATCCAGCGCGATCTTGATCTTCTAAACACTGTTACGTCTGATGCTACAACAGTTTTGACCAGCGGTTCTCGCACGTACACTGCGCCGACAGCGTTTGTCGTGATCCAACAGTTGAACGTTATAACGCCCGTTTCCGCGTCGGTTTCCACGGGTACGAAGAATGCGTTGACCCCCGTTACAAAAGAATTTCTCGATACGATGTACGGTAACGCAACCATACAGGCGTTGCCGCAGTATTTTGCAATGGTAGACAATTGGACTATGTCATTGGGGCCAGTGCCTGATCAGGCTTACCCCGTAGAGGTTGTCGGCACCCAACGCGCTATACCGCTGTCTGCCTCTAACGCGTCAAACTATTTGTCCACGTATCTTCCGGACTTGTATTTGGCGGCTGCAATGGTTTCCGCTTCCGGCTGGATGCGTAACTACGGCTCCCAAGCGGACACTCCGCAGATGGCGCAGTCGTGGGAAAACCAGTACGAGACGCTCCTTAAATCCGCAACCGTTGAAGAATTCCGTAAGAAGTTCCAGTCCGCTGCTTGGTCTTCTATGTCGCCCACGGTTATCGCAACTCCTACGAGGTAACAAATGGGGTTTAGCGAAATCAAAATTAAACCGGGCGTCAACGTTGAGTTTACACCAACGCTGAACACTGCTGCCATTTCGTCTAGCAATCTAATTAGATTCCGGTATGGACTGCCGGAAAAGCTAGGTGGCTGGACAAAATACTTCGCGGGCCAAATGCCTTCGACTGTCCGGTGCTTAAATTCGTGGGAAGATTTGAATACAAACCTGTATTTGGGCATTGGTATGACGAGCAATCTTGCGTACCTGACAAACGGAAACTATCAAGAAATTACACCGCAAACGCAAACAGCGGACGTAGCGGTCAACCTTGATACGATATCCGGCTCCAACGTTGTTACGATCCATGATGCGGGCCGCAACGCCAGCATTTATGATACGGTCTATGTCCAAACCCCGATTTCTATTGGCGGGATTGTTATAAAAGGTCTGTACCAAGTTTACGCATCCGGCGGTGCCAGTGCGTATCAAATTCTTGCGGCATCCAATGCAACATCTACCGTTACGACGGGTGGGGCCGTTCCGCTTTTTAACACCACCAACGCATCCCCTGTTGTCACCGTCACACTTGCAAACCACGGGTTCCAAGTGGGCGACCGCGCAACGTTTCTTGTTTCAACAACTGTCGGCGGGACAACAATTTATGGGGAATATTCGGTTCAAACCGTCCCCACCACAAGCACGTTTACCATCAATGTGTTCCACCAAGCGTCATCAACCACTTCCGGTTATATGAACGGCGGGAATGCGCGTTACCTGTATTACATTGGGCAGGGTCCGGCTCTCCCCGGCGTTGGGTATGGCATTCAGGGCTACGGGGTTGGCGGGTATGGCACGGGGAACCCTCCTGTAGCCCACACAGGAACGCCTATAACCCAATTGGATTGGTCGTTGGACAACTGGGGCCAAAACCTTATTGCCTGCCCTCTCAACGGCCCTATTTACAATTGGTCCCCCGAAAGCGGGTTGTTGAACGCAACGATCATTCCTACTGCACCCCCCGTAAACACGGGGATGTTTATCGCGATGCCTCAACGGCAGATTATTGCGTATGGTTCAACATTCACGGGCGTCCAAGACCCGCTACTCATTCGTTGGTGTGACGTGTCTGATTACGCCGTTTGGAATGCCACTTCGCAAAACCAAGCGGGCTCATATCGCATTCCAACAGGCTCCCGCATCGTTGGGGCTATGCAGGCACCGCAACAGGGGCTTATTTGGACTGACTTGGACGTGTGGTCCATGCAGTACATCCAACCGCCATTGGTGTACGGGTTTACAAAGATTTCGTCTGGTTGCGGGTTGATTGCTCAAAAGGCGGTTGCATCGTTGGGTCCAAACGTTTTCTGGATGTCGCAAAAACAGTTTTTCATGATGTCCAGCAACGGGATCACGGCTATCCAGTGTACCGTATGGGATGCGTTGTACCAAAACCTTGATTTGAACTATGTGTACAAGATTCGCGCTGCCGCTAACGCACAGTTCAACGAAATCGCATGGTATTACCCATCGTTGGCTGGCGGCGGTGAAATTGACTCATACGTCAAATACAACACGCAAGATCAAGTTTGGGATTATGGTTCGCTTGCCCGCACGGCATGGGTAGACCAGTCGGTTCTTGGCCCTCCTATCGGGTCTGGGTCTGATCGTTTCCTGTACCAGCACGAAACATCGCCCGACGCTGCTGGCGTGGCTATGAATTCTACGTTTACGACTGGTTACGCCTCCCTTTCACAAGGGGAAGATTTTACGTTTATTGATTACATTATCCCCGATATGAAGTGGGGGTATTTTAACCAAACGCAGACGGCAAGCATCCAGATTACGCTGTACGTAACAAATTACCCGGGGGACGCCCCAACCGTTTACGGGCCGTATACCGTTACGCAGGCATCTGAATATATCAACACCCGATTCCGTGGGCGACAGGTCGCTATTAAAGTCCAATCTAGCGATCTCGGGTCTTGGTGGAGGCTTGGTAATATTCGGTACAGATACGCAGTTGACGGGAGGCGTTAATGGCAAACCTTGATGATATTTTTGCAACCGCTAAAAACATTGTTACTGCGTTTAATAGTTTTACGCAGTCTAACATTCAATTGAGTGGTAATAGTAACACAACCAATACGCTGCTTGGCGGGACAACTACTGTTGTTAAGAACGGTGGAGGTCGCATTGTAACGTTAAGCGTTATAGCCCCGGGTTCAACAACTGGGTCAATATACGACACAAACGCCGCAAATTTGGTGGCGTCAACCAACATACAGGCGGTTATACCTAACTCGACGGGCCTTTATCCAACCAATATGGTGTTTACGAAAGGTATTGTCGTAACGACTGGGACTGGTCAAACAGTGTCAATAACGTATTCGTAAGTGTCTTGGGCAATTACAAAACCTGTAGTATAAAGAAGACATGTAAACCGGAGTTTGAGTGATGGCGGATGATACAAATTACCTGATGCGGCTGCAAGATTTTTTGACGCATGTATTGCAGTCAAATAGTCCGTCCAAATCTCCTATGCAGCCCCAGCCAAGCGGGAAACAACAGACCTCCGACACGTCTGGGAATGGTACACATTCCAGCACTTGGGGTGATCCTGCTACCGGATTGTTTCAACCAACTGTGACCGCATCCGGCATTACACCCGCGAACACTGCTTCTGCCATGCAGAATGAAGTGGACCGTATTCGCAAAATGCCAACGGGCCCAATTAATCGCAACGCTCCGACTACAACGGGCCGAGTATCCGCTCCCGCCCAAACCCAGCCGCAAACTCCTCAAAGCCCAAACATGTTCTATTATGACCCCGGTGATGGTGGCCCTATGCGGACCTTGGGCCGTTCGCTCCCGAATGGCATGTCGGTTGGACAACAGCAGGGTGGCGGTTACATTTCCGCTGTTCCAATCCCACAACCAACAACTGGCATGCAAAAGTTTTTCCAAGCGGATTATTCTGGGCAAAATCCTGTTGCGAAACCACAAGCCAATGTTCCAATGCCCCCGCAGCGTCCCGCTAACTTGGGCCAGCCAACGCCGCAGATGCGAACAGAAGCCCCGAAGAATATGGATTACGGTGACCGCACTCCGCCTCTCGCCAGACAGCAGCAGGCTACGGCCCCTATTGAAGATAAGGGTTTTCGCGACTCAGCCTTGGCAAGAAACCAAGAATTTTCCAATATGGGTTTAAGCGGCGATAAAGCGGGCGGCAGAATCAATCATGCCCACAAAATTGCCAAGGAAAAGGCAACCCCATGCCATAGCGGGATCATCAACATGGCTGTCGGCGGTCGCACCGACCACATTCCAATGAACGTGCTTGAAGGTTCGTATGTCCTTCCTGCTGACATTGTGTCGGGTCTGGGTGAAGGCAATACGCTGGCTGGATCGAAGATTTTGGATAACATGTTCCATTCTTCGCCATACGCAACCAAAACTCCGGATTTCAAGGCTAACCCCAAGTTTCCATCCCCCGCTCCAATGGTCAACCAGCCCAAAGCGCAAGCAATGGGTGGGCGTTCCATGAGCCCCAAAAGTAAACCTGTCCCAATTATTGCGGCTGGCGGTGAATACGTTGTTCATCCGGAAACCGTTACACAGCTTGGAAAAGGTGATATGAATGCGGGACACGAGTATCTTGACAACTTCGTCAAGTATGTTCGTGCGCATACTGCCAAAACGTTGCAGAACCTTCCCGGTCCTCGGAAAGACTAAAGGAGTCAATCTTAATGGAATACGACGTTCAGCTAGCCCAGCCACACATGGCGGAAGAAATAACTGACGTTTTGCTTGAGGGTCGCGATGAGGGGTTCGTATTCCCCCCTGATCGGGAGATTGTGCTTGAGTTTGTAAAAAGCATTATGAACAAAAACGGCGGGTTGCTTGGCGTTATTGTCGGTGACAGCGGGATAGAGGGCGTCATTGGCGTCAAACTGGATAAATTTTGGTTTGCGGACCAATGGTATCTTGTTGACTTGTTCACGTTTGTTCATCCGGAATTTCGGCGGTCAACACGTGCGAAGTGCCTGCTTGCATTTGCCAAGAAATGCGCAAAAGAAATGAATCTGCCGCTTCTCATGGGCATCATGTCCAATATCCGTACGGAAGCGAAGTCTCGGTTGTACGAGCGTCAGTTTGACCGTGCCGGGAACTACTTTGTTTACAATAAAGAAAGCGTTGGAGTTGTGTAATGGGTGGCGGCAGCGGTTCACAATCATCTACATCGACGTATAGTCCACCGCCCGAAGTAGCGGCAGCGTATAAACAGCTATTGAGCAATTCTCAACCGTTGTTTACGGCTCCATACCAGCCGTACACCGCTGGTAAAGCCGAAACTGCGCAAAGCACGGTTCCCCTTACTGTTGCCCCACAGACCCCCAACCAAGTGGCGGCTGGACAGAATATCGCGTCTTTAGCGGGCTATTACCAGCCCTACGCTAACGCAGCTACCGACCTTATTCAGCAGGGCTCGCAACCTATCCAGTTGCAGCAGTTTAACAACCAATCTGTTGGACAGTACATGTCCCCATTCATGCAGAATGTTATGGGTTCGACTGTCGCGAACATTAACGAAACCAACGCGCAACAGCAGCAACAGGTGTTGGGTAACGCTATAGCCAAAGGTGCGTATGGCGGGGACCGTTCTGGTATTGCGCAGTCTGAATTGGCTCGTCAACAGAACCTCGCGAACAATGCGACTCTCGCGAACATTGCGAACACGGGGTACAATTCCGCGCTGGGTCAGTTTAACCAAATGAACCAGCAGGGTTTGCAATCCCAATTAGCTAGCGGGCAGTTGGCGCAGTCTGGCGCGTCTGCATTGGGCAATTTGGGCACTATGGGTCAGAATGCTGCCTTGCAGCAGGCACAGGCTCAATATGGCGTTGGGGGCGGTCAGCAACAGCAGAGGCAGGCGGAACTGTCTACCGCTTACCAGAATTATTTGAACCAGATTGCGTATCCTTACCAACAGGCGCAGTTTGAGGGTGGTCTTATATCCGGTGTTGCATCCGGCATGGGCGGCACAAATTCATCTACTGCTACTCCAGCGCAGCCCGGTGGCTTAAACCAAGTCATTGGTGGGCTTGGTGCGCTTGGGTCGTTGGGGAGCTTGTTTGGTGGTAGTGGCGGTGCTGCTGGTGCTGGCGGGTTTGGCGGCATGATGAGCGGGATTGGCACTGGTATTGGCAGCGCGATGGGTGGGATTGGGGAAGGATTGGGCGCAGTTATGTCTGCTATTCCTTTCATTTCCGATGAGCGTGCAAAAGAAAATATTCATCCGGTAGGCAAAACTTTCGACGGGCAGAATATTTACAAATTTAACTACAAAGGCGACCGCGCTACTCAGATTGGTTTGATGGCGCAAGAGGTTGAGCATCACCACCCTGCCGCTGTTGGCGAATGGCATGGTTTGAAGACCGTCAACTATGACGAAGCGACAAAAGGCGCGGAACACCGTGGGCACTTTGCGCAAGGCGGCGATGTGCAACAGCAGCAAGGTTTGCTGGGCGTCAGCCCAATTGCTGGCATGACTGCATCTTCGTATTTGCCTACGGGTCCGATGGCAATGGCTAACCCCAAAATGCCGCAGACTCCTGCACCAGCGGGTAAGAATCCCAATGATATTTCAAAAGATCAGTTGTCGGATGCCGTAAAGGGTATCCGTACTTTGATGGGTAAGCCTGACCCAACTTCTAAACCCGACGCTAAAGCAACAACTGCGGGCGTTGCTTCTGCCGCTGCTGCGAATACTCCGCCTGCTGGCGTGGCTCCAACACCACCAGTCGAACCTATTACCCCCATTCAACAGGATGCTTTTGGTGGGCGTATTCATCATTATGGTGCGGGCGGCGTTGCGGACACTGCGCCGGATACCAACATTACGGCTACATCTGCACACCATTCCCCTTCTTTTGACGCGTTAAAAAGTTCTCAACAGCGTTACACGCAGTCTTTGCCTAACGCTGGCGTTGTTCCCACTCCAAGCACATCTTCTGGCGCGGCCCCAATCGGTGGCGCACCCGTTGACTCCCATGCTCAGGCTTTAAAAAACCCCGGCTTGGCATACAGCAATTACAATTCTTTGGCGAACAGCGGTAAAGCCTCTCTTGCCGACCTTCAAAGCGCATACGATTTGTATATGCACTCGCATGCTACGCCAGAAGAAATTACCCAAGTTCAAATGGGGTCAGGCACTACAGCGAAACCCGCTGTTTCCGAACCCGATTCCGGCGGCGGTTCTTCTTATGAGCCCGGTGGCGGTGGTGGAAGTAATGCTGCTGGCGGTCGAATTCACGCGCATCATTTCGGTGCGGGTGGGGGCATTTTAAATTATTCTGGGTTACCCACCAAAAAAAGTGTGGAAGAGGGGGCGCAAAGTGTTATCGGGTCCGGCGCAAGTTATGATCCCACACTGGCGTCCATCGCATCGCAAGATTATTTGCCCGAACAGGCCGCTCGTGGCGGCGTGATTGGTCGCGAACACCACGCTGGTCCGGATGATACAAACGGTCAGAGCAACGTTGTTGGCAACGGTCCATCACCCGACGAGGTTATTGCACAGGCTCTACCGCGCATTAAACAATTGGAAAGCGGCGGGAAGAATATCCCCAACGCAAGTGGGTCTGCCGCTTATGGCCCATACCAGTTTATGCCCGGCACTTTTGCGGGAACCGCACAGCGGCACCCCGAGGCCGGGGTTGATCCAAACGATTACAAAAATGCCGAGGCGCAAGAAAAGATTGCGCAGTACCATGCCAAAGACCTTTCGGAAGCGTACAAAAAAGCAAATCTTCCGTTTGACAACAACGCATTGCGCATGGGTTGGGCATTTGGCGAACAGGGTGGCCCCGCATTTATGAAAGGTGCAGCCGCTGATCCGAATGCACCATCGACAAGTCTTGCTGGTCAAGCCGCTATTAAAGCCAACCCATCATGGTTCTTTAACCCAGATGGCTCGACCAAAACTGCGGCCCAGACAATTTCGTTCCTTACGGGCGGCATGAATGGCCCAGCACCTCGCGCATCTGCCTCTGAAGGGCAGTCGCAGGGGCAGGAACAGCGTGGACAAGGCCCAATGCAGCTTAACCAGACACCTACCAAAGAAGGGTTGTCTGGCATGCTCGGAATTTCTATGACGGATAACCAGCGTCTGGCGGCGTTTAATGCGTTTGCTCGTATGGCTGGAACCCCGGGTAAATTTGGTATGGGTCTAGCTGCTGCTGCCGATACGTATTCCAAAACCCTTATGGAAGCGAACAAACAGCAGCGCGAAGGTTACACGGCTGAAAGCGAAGCGAAACTGCGTGGCGAACAGACCACATCGCAGCGCGTCAAGCAGGAAGGCATGACTACGCAAGTGCGTAAAACCGACCCCGTCACTGGCGCAGTTACCATCGAAAACCAGATTATTCCTCCCGGCCAGTCAGGAACATTTGCTGGGCAGGGTCAGGCTGGTGCGCCAGCAGGGGGCCAAGCGGCTCCCAACAATGCTCCTTCGGCTCCGTCCGCTCCGCAATCTGCAAAAGAAATTAACTTGCTTGGCCCCGTCCAGTCCGGCGAGGATGGCGCATCAAAGTTTGATACCTTGCAAAAACTTGCGGACGAGGCACTTAAAACCAACGCAGCGACACCCGCAGAAGCTCAAAAAATGTATCTTAGCAAAAGTGCTGAATTGTATGACAATCAAAAAGCGGCAAACGCATCACGCCCAGATTTGAAATCCGCCATTCAATCGGTTTCGGAAATGGGTGGAGGTGGCCTCACGGGTGCTGGCCCGGCTGCAAATTACCGTACAGCAGTTGCAAATTACATTAACTTGGGGTTGCGCAGTTTTGGTGTTGAAGGTGGCATTAGCGAACGTGATATTGCCAACAAACAGATTCTTGATAAGCTCGCGACCATTCAAGCTAACCAAGGTCAAGGCAGTAACGCTGCCCGTTGGTTGGAAGGCGTTAAAAACGCATACCCTAGTACCGAAATGACCGAACAGGCCGCAAAAAACTTGACCGCATCATTGATGGTTACCAATACCATGCATAACGATATGGGTAACTTCGCAAACGAGTACGGCAAGAGAACTTACAATACGGGGTACAACGTTTCCCAAGCGTTCAACCAAGTCAATCCTGCTAATCTGTACACGCAGGCGAAGGATGACATTGCTCGGTTGATGATTGAAAAGAATGGCATGATCCCCACCAAGGATGGCCGCTCGGTTCGTGGCAACCCTGTCTCCGCACTCGCTATGGGCGTCATGACTCCCGAACAGTTTAACGATTACGCGCAACGCAATGGTTCAAAAATTGCAAATCTGTCTCGGTTCGTAACTGGCGGGGAATAACATGGCTAACCAATTTGATCCCGACGCAGTTTTTGGTAAGCCAACAACTTCTCAGCCGCAAGGTGATGGGCAAGGGGCTCCCGCTGGAAAATCGTCGGGAACCATTGATCCTGATGCTATATTTGGCAAACCCGGACAATCCGCTCCGGGATCAGGCAAGCCATCTTCTTCCGAGGACCAAGAATACGAATCTAAAGTTTTGTCTTTGATGCCAAAAGCGCGTGAGTTTATTGACAAGTCAAGTGATCCAACAGTGCGTGGGGCTTCGGGAGCTTTTGTCGAAGGTTTAAGTAAACCGTTAGAATGGGTTGGTGGGAAAACTGCAATTCGTGGCGCAATGGCTGCATTCGGCGCGGGCGAAGGCAAAAATTTTTCCGAGCGGTATAGGCAATTGAAAGCGGAAGATGAAGCCGTTAATCGTGCGTATGAAGAAAAACATGCGCTTGCAAAAGGTGCGGGGGAACTTACTGGCGTCGTCGGGACAACTTTGCTTGCCCCGGGCCTGTCGGTTGCTGCTCCTGTAGAAGCTGCTGCCGTAGCGCGTGGGATTGGTCCTACAGCCGCTAAAGTGGCTGGCATGGGCGCAGAAGGTGCTGCATTTGGCGCGGGAACCGCCGCTGGCGAACAGGCATTTGGCACCAAAACTGAACACGACGAGCCGGGCATTATAAATTCCGCGCTGGTTGGCGGTGCAGGCGGTGCTGGTCTTGGCCTTATCGGTAAAGGTGTATCATCCGCGTATAGCAACTATGCTCCAGAATGGATTAAAGGCGCACTTAGCAAAGACTATCAGACCAAAACATTCTCTCAAAAATGGTTGCAAGACATTGAAAACGGTTCCGCAAAAATGGATTTGGCGGAATATAAAAAAGCCATCGAGAACGGTCAGCCTGTTAGTTTGCTAGATGTTGGCGGGGATGCCACCCAAGAGTGGCTTCGTAGGTCTTTTAAAGGCCGTGCGCAAGCACTGGATGAATTCCAAGTAAAGGCGTCGCAACGGCTTGAAGGCGAAGGCGAACGGTTCGATGCATTCCTGCAAAAGTATGCGGGAACTGATGGCACAATCAACCAAGATCAGATTCGACAAGCGGCAAAAGACTACGCCGAAAAGATCAATGACGCGAATTACCAACGTGCTGCATGGCGACCCGAAAACGGTAAGGGGTCATGGAAAGACAGTTGGATGACTCATTTTGACGATCCCGATGTTGCGGGCGCGTTTGGTGATGCCGTTTCTACAATGAAACGTAAATACGGCGACGATTTTGTTAGCCCGCTATCTTCTGCGGGGGAAGCCTCCATTGATAGCCTTCTTGGCAAGGGGTTAGACAAAAAAGCCATCCAGCATTTGAAAAACGCGGGCATTGAAACCGTTGGCGATATAGCGGGCAAAACGGAAGCGGAATTGTTAGATGCAATTGCTGTTTCTGCAAAATCTGATAGCCATCAAGCGCAAACTGCCGCAAAACGGCAAACGCAAAAACTTGTCGATTCCGTCATGTCCGCCACGAAGGGCATTGATTCCGAGGCGGCAGTAATCAATCCAGAACACGTCAACGTGGAGTTTTTAGACCGCTGGCAACGCGCATTAAATTATCGTGCCGAATCGCTTGCTAAAAACCGTCCAGAGCTAAACATGGACTTTGCCAAACGTTTGCAAGAATTGCGCGGTGACATTATCGGGTCGTTAAAAAACCCAAAAAGTTCGTTGTATAATGAGGCCTTTGAAGCTGCTCACACGCAGGCGGCACAGTTCCATCGCGAAAACGATGCCTTCTCGGCGGGGCAAGAGCTTTTGCGGAAACTTGCAAACGGGGAAAAAGCATCTGAAATTGCAAACACTACCGCCAATATGACCCAGCAGGAAAAAGAATTTTTTACCAAGGGCATTTTGGGTCAAATGGTAGAACAGGGTTTGCAAGGCGGGAGCGATGGGCGCGGCATTAAATACCAAACGCTTAAAAATTGGTTGTCAAATCCGCACGTCAACACTGCTATGAACAATACGTTGGGCGAAGCTCAATTTACAAATCTTCGAGCCTACCTCAAGGCAGAAGTGGCAATGGGTGATGCCGCGAGAATTGCGAATTCATATGGGAAAACCAATACGGATTATCGTGGGTTTCTTCCATACATGCTTTTTGGCGGCGCAGAACACTATTTGACATCTCTTGGCGGGTTTGTATCCCCGTTTACTCTCGCTGCTTATCAGGCGGCGGATTATTACGCGGGGCGAAAGTTTGCAACATCCCTTGCCGAAAAAATGATGACGCAAGACCCCAAAATGGTTGAACAGGCAATTGATTCAATTCAAAAAAACCCAAAGATGGCTTCGTATTTTTCGCAAGTGTTAGGAAAGGCGTTGCCTTCAATGGTCGGGGCTATGTCCGGTAGCCCGCCCGTTCAGCATCATGCTGCTGGTGGCCCTGTACAAAAATACGCGTTTGGCGGTTCTGCCAATTCAATGCGTATGGTAAACAAATCCGTTCACATGCCAAAACCGGGCGATGAAGATTTTGTTGGCCCAACAATGACCAATTCGTCATATGACCCGAATAGGTCCGGCGTGTTTGACAAATTGAACATGTTTGGTGAGCGGAACATTCATTGGACCCCTGACCTTGGAAACGCGTCATCTCGCGGGTATAAGGTTGATAAAACTGGTCGCACGATGCGGTCTACTGGCGGTCGTATCCCCGAAGCGGACAAACTGTTCAAGCAGGCGAAGAAGTACGTAGATAGTCATACTAAAGGCCTCCTAAATGTCCCCGATGATGCTATTGTTAAAGCACTTCGTGTCGCGCAGAAAAAGGTGTGATCATGGTTTCTCAGTATAGCCCTAACAAAAATTTGGAGTTGCCGGGCAATGGCGACGCTGTTGATAGATGGAACGAGCCCGCTAACTCTGACTTTACTGTCATCGATAAAGCGTTTGGCGGCACCCAAACCTACACTTTGAGCAGTTCAAACGTTACCGTAACCACGTCGGAAAGCCAGAACCTTCGCCTTTACTTGCAGGGAACCTTGACGGCAAATGTTAACATCCTGCTTCCGGCTGTCGGCGGTATGTGGATCGTTGATAACCAGACAACTGGTAGTTTTACGGTGACCGTGAAAACCGTTGCGGGTGGCAGTACGGGCGTGGCTGTCACGCAGGGTGTGCGTTCGTTCATTACGGCAAATGGGACCAACGTCTACTTTGCTGATGACCGTGTGACCCCATACACATCCCCGCAGGATTTGACCACGACATCCACCACCGTTCGCTTTAACAGTATCGGTATTGGGACTGCCGCATCCGGAACAACGGGTGAGATTCGCGCTACTGGCAACATCACTGCCTTCTATTCGGATCGTCGTTTGAAGAAAGACATCCAGCCCATCGATGGTGCGTTGGAAATGCTGGAAAGCATCCGTGGCGTTCGTTACGTCCAGAACGAAATTGCGGCTGCGATGGGTTACAATGACCCGTCAGTGCAAGTCGGTGTAATCGCGCAGGAAGTACAGGCTGTGTTGCCGGAGGCCGTGACTGCCGCCCCGTTTGACATTGGAATGGATGGTCAAAGCATGAGCGGGGAAAACTACTTAACCGTTCGCTATGATCGGATTATCCCCCTCCTTATTCAAGCGGTGAAGGAGCTGTCGGACGAAGTTGCGGCTTTAAAAGCGAGGTAACCGATGGCAACCCCTGTAAGCGGCGCAATCAGTTTTGCGGACATCCAAACTGCTTTTGGGTTTGGGTACAATATGGCTAACTACCAGTATAGCCGTTGGTATCAACCAGCATCGCTTATCTATGGGAATTTCTCCGCTACCCAAATCAGTTTTTCTGACTTTTATAACAAACAAGCGAATGATCCTGCGGGTAATGGAAGCGTGACTTATTCGTCCGCTAGCACAAATTCTTTTACTGTCCCATTGTTCCGCAACACACTGACTGTGGATATTTGGGGTGCGGGCGGTGGCGGAGGCGGTTACGCCAAAGATTATGTTTATGGGGGGACTGGCAATCCTTCATACGTTACTTTTTCCAATTCCCTTTCAGCAATTGCTTATGGCGGGACGGGCGGGCAGGATGCCGCAACGGATAGGTATGCGGGCGGGCTTGTATACGGGGACAACGGCGTAGGCGGAACCGCTTCTGGCAATGTTCTATCAACGACTGGTAACGCTGGGTACAGCCTCGGGGTTGGTGCCGGGGCTCCTAGTGGCGGGGGAGATGTTGCCCCCGGGTTTAGGCAAACCCCTGCTCCTAACGGCTCGGCTCCCGGCGGGGGCGGTGCTGGGTTCTATTATGATACGGGCGGTAAGTTTCCCGCTGTCGCTGGCGGTGCTGGCAGTGGTGGCCGCGCCAAATCTACGTGGGCTTCCGCCGCGTTGCCAACAGGCACAACCGCAACGGTAGTAGTTGGTGGTGGCGGCGCACCCGGAAATTTCTATGGTGGATACGGGGCTGACGGCAAAATTACAATCTCGTGGAGTTAACATGGACCCGTTAACAATCCTTGCGGCAGCACAGGCGGCATATGCTGGCATCCAAGCTGGCATTGCGGCTGGTAAAGAAATTCAAGGCATGGCGGCTGACCTGTCCGAACTGTGGGGTAATCTTGCGAAACTAACGCAGATTGCGGCGGAGCCCCCGCATAAAACGTTCTTTAATGATAAGAGCGCGGAACAGATTGCTATCGAACGATATGCCGCCAAAGCCGAGGCGCATGATCTGGCATTGAAAGCCCGCAACCTATTTATCGGGGCGTATGGACTTGCCGCATGGGATCAGGTCCAACGGGAAGTGATCAACATCCGTAAAGAGATCGAGCGGAAGAAGTGGGAAGAAGAGCGCGAACATGCCGCCAAAATGGAAGAACTGCGCGAAGCTGGCGTAGTGACATTTATTGTTTTGTTGCTGTTAGGTATAATGCTGGCGGTCGGGATTATATTTTTAGGGGTTAAATGACAATGGATGAAAAAGGTCATTTTGATCTTTCAAAGATCATGAGCATGATGTTTCCGGTACTGGTTGCCGCTATAGGTTGGCTGGTCAGTGGCATCAACGGCCTTCACATGGACGTGCAAGATATCAAAGGTAAAATGCCCTTGTTAATTACACCGCAAGGCGTTCCCACAGATAGCCCGTTAAGTGCGGAAGCCCGTTATAAACTGCGGGACGAAATTTATAGGGATATCAACGACATGAAAGTTCGCATTCGCCTTTTGGAAGCAAAATTAGGGGATAAGTGATGGACCTTGGTATATTTGGAAAGTTGATCGAAAATGTTGCACCGACTATCGCTACCGCTCTTGGCGGTCCTGTTGCTGGCATGGCCGTCAAGGCTCTATCCAACGCACTCTTGGGGCATAGTGACGGATCAGAAGATGACATTAGAACTGCACTCGCTACTGCAACGCCCGACCAAATCGCTGCAATCCGCAAGGTAGATGCCGATTTCAAAGTCCAAATGAAAAGTCTGGACATTGATCTGGTCAAGATTGCGGCTAGCGACCGTGCATCTGCTCGTGAAATGGCAATAGGAACTCATTCCTTTACACCATCCGTCATGTCCTATGTGATCGTCGTCTGCTGGGCGGTCATCCAGTACTTCCTGTTTACCCACGTCATCGAAGCAAGCATGCGGGAATTGATTGCGCGTGTGCTTGGTACGTTGGACGGTGCTTTGATGCTCGTCCTGTCATTCTGGTTTGGTAGTAGCAACCCCCCAATGGGAGATAAGAGATGAATTTTGTAGGTTCCGCGAAGAAAGCCACCGAGGAAGATTTCCAAGCGGCTGCGGACTCATTAAAGGTGCCTGTAGCGGCTTTTAAGGCTGTCACGGCTGTAGAGGCCGCTGGATCAGGATTTGACGCTGACGGGCGTCCTAAAGCCCTTTTTGAGCGTCATATATTTTATCGGGAACTGCGCACCCAGCTAGACCTACAGCAATTGGCTATGGACGAGAAATTGGCGTACCCCAAATGGGGTCAACTTCCCTATCCAAAAGGTTCGGATGCGGTTTATGCGGAGATCGAACGCGCTTGCAAGATCGATGAAGATGCCGCCCTGTGTTCCGTATCGTGGGGTTTGGGCCAGATTATGGGCATGAACTGGGTCATGGTCGGTTGTGAATCGGTAAAGCAGATGGTTGAACAGGCAATGGAATCAGAGGGGAACCAACTGATCCACATGGCCAAGTTTATCAAGGCGGCAAAATTGGATGTTCCCCTTGCGAGGCTCGATTGGGCAGCTTTCGCTAAGGGTTATAACGGGCCGGGATATGCAGCTAATCAATACGATGTGAAACTCGCGAATCACTACGCATCTTATGCTTGACAGAATACGATGTCCCACATACGTTGGAGGTCTTCCTCCCTAGAACTCAGGCGGGCTTCGGTCCGCCTCTTTTTTTATCTCCAGTTTGACCCGATAGCGTGTTTTGGAACGCTTCTTCAAACGGCGATAAGTCCCATCAAGGTACACAGGCTCCGTCTCCAGCCAATCAATGCTTTTGAGCCGCTTGATGCACTCGTAGATCGATGACTTGGGGAGTGACATCATCTCCGCCAGATCAGCAATATCCGCATCGAATGGTTCAGACCCATGCGTGTCAAGCATACGTAGGATCAAGATTTGGTCACGTGGCGTGATGGCCCTAGCCCAAACGATAGTCTGAATAAGGTTCATGGTAATTTTACCCACCAGTTTTCCGGTACGGGGATGCTCTCCCTGCCAAGTGTCGGGTTTGCCTGCGCACGGATGTCGTAGTTAGGGAATGTCCACATTTCTCCGGTTTCGCGAATAGCACAAACCCAGAACAAGTGGTGATCTTCGCTGTAGTCCAACAGGAAATGCGCGTTTGCTGGCCCTTTGGGGGTCAGGACGGGCATAGATGGGTCAATCCGGTGTATCAGTGCCATTGGGGTCTTCCTCTACGGGTCCACTATATTGCTTTTCTATCAAGCATGCTTCTTTTAGGGCGTGAACGAACCCTATTTTGGCAAGGAGGATCAGTTCTTCTCGGTCGCATTCTATCATAACTCGCGCTCCCCCGTCCGGTAATTCATAAATCTCCAGAACTTCCATCGTTCGCTCCTCGGTCATTTGGGCGGCTCCGGTAATGGCATCCAATAATCAAAACTTTCCCATGTAGGCCCATTCATTTCTTCGCAATACAACCCAATCCAAACATCTGCATTTGGATCATAATAGGCCACGGAAACACGTTCTCCATCCCAAATTAAAATGTCAGTGTCGTCCATTGGAGCCGTCTCAAATGGTTTCCATTTCATTTTTCATTCCTCAATACGACTGAACCGTCCATCTTGCGTTTGTATTTTGACTGCCTTCCAAACGGCAACGGTGATTTTGATACTCGAACTCCGATATGACGTGCTTCACGCCTTTTCGCTTTAGCGATGTTGCCCACATCTTCCGTCGTTTTGACGCGATGGCATTTGATGTGCGCTGGAACCCAATTGCTTTCGTCGTCCGCTCCGCCCATAGCAAAAGGGATAATATGTTCCACCTCCCACGCTTCACCGACATTGATTTTCCCCCCACATATGTGACACGCCCCGCCGTGGGCCGCGAATAACGCGACCCTCTTTTTGGCGGATATTGTTTTACGACTTACCACGGGATTTCATCGTCCATGATTGGCTTGGACTGTTGCCGTTGGGCTTCGTATTCGGGTTTTGCAGTACTTTTAGGCGGCTGGGCGACATCGCCAATATATCCGGAATAAAATGGCAAACCATTTTTTGATACTTTATCCCACATTAAAAGATCATGTTTAACGCCCCCTTTTACAATTGTCCCTTTGTAATGCGGAGTTTTTTCAGATTTTAATTTTTCGTTCTTAAACAAAACGAAACTACCTTCTTTTGGTGCAAAACTCATGGTTTTCTCCATACATCTTCAAAATTGAGGCCTAGCATTTGTTCGACTTCTTCAATCAGTTCTTTTTTATTCATGCCTTTGATAACATCCGACACGATTAAATCCAATGATGCGTCAAAGAACTGGCGGAATTCTGTCTGGTCCATCGCCGCAAAGCCCGTAGACTTCGCGACCCACCATATTTTGTCATCGTGAAATCGAACCTCTTCGACATACCCTAACCGAATCTTCAACCACAAAAGCAATTGATCCGGCTTGTTGTATTCCTCGTGGTTCTCCGCGACCTTCTTCAAAATGCCCCAGAAGAATCGGTGGTGCCGACTGCTCCTGTCGCGTTTCAGCTTTACCGTGTACGCGGTCCCTTCGCGCAAATCGTGTAGGAGATTTTCATCCACTGGTGACGAGGGGATCAATGCCGACCCCCTCCGGATGACTGTTATCTCCTGCATTATTTGACTTCCGCAAGCCTATCAAAAAACACCTTTTTGACGAATTCGCGATCCGCTGGAAGGAGACTATCTTTCCGCTCCGTGTTAATCGCGTTCCACTTTTCCAACGCCTTTTTGTCGTAAAGGTTGTTGATCTCGTGGCCAAGAGTGCCAGCAAGCTGTTTGCTTTCCTCGGGGGTCAGGCCAATCTTCGCCATCTGCTTTTCCGTGGCTTTCGCTACAGCTTTCTGTGCGACAGACTGCGCATTGTTTGGCTTGGCGTCCCCGTGAGTGGCAACGTTGCCATCATCGTCATCTTCGCCAGCAATACCCACCAGTGCGAACAGGGCATACCGCCGTGCGTAGGTCAGGGCGGAACCCATCTCCTGCGCTTTCGCTAACTTCGTGACTGGATACGTGCCTTCGATCCACTGACCCGTTACATGTAACAGGCGGGTATGGAGGATGACACGGTCTTCGCCAGCGGACGTAAGCTGGATGAATGACAGACCTTGTTCTGACAGGCCTTTACGGACCACGTCAAGCGCATCCGCCAAGTCAACGTACGTGCTATTGAAGAACGGGTTTGTCTTGTTCTTCGGTGGGTTTTTGAATGTCGATTGGAAGGATGCAAGTGCCGTAGCAAGTGCATCCAAATCTCCGCTGGAAGTAATCATTCTTTCTCTCCTTTCATGCGCAGTGAACCGCGCTTATCTCGTTTAAATGAAACACCATGACCGAATGCTTCGATTACATCCGGCTCAATCAATTGCTTAATTGCCGCAACAGAACGGTCGTACACCCGCTTGTAGGAAGTCATCTCGCCAATTTCTGCGGCAAGATAGGCCCATTCGTTGTTCCCAGTCATATCGACACGGCGAGTAGGGTCTACAGGCGCACTGGCGGTCGTAACGAACGGGGCGTAGTCACCCTGCACGGATGCCCAAAAGTTCTCCGCAGCACCCTGCACAATTGAACCGTACATATCGTCGTAAGGAACATCATACCGCTCCCACTTCAAAGTTCCGTAAAATACGGATAATACGGAATTTCGGACCCCGCACACATTCATGTTGTGATGCAACTGCGGCATGTAGCGTTCGACAATGTCCTCGTCCTTCGAGAAGGCGGAAACATGCTTTGCTTCGAACACCGTCTGCCCGTCATCGGTCAACCCGTCCAACGTGCAAGTCAGGTAAGATATGTCCGGATGTACACGTTCATCCCCCATGTTTGTGACCATACGGCCCGTCTCTTCTTGGAACCATTGGACGTTAAACGGCTCCGTAAAAGACCCCATGCGGACAGGCAAGACGCGAGACAAATCTTCCGATTCTACGTCCCCGCGCTTCTGTTTCCACAGTTTGGAAATTTTCTCTTCATTACCCGACATAATGATGTTCATGTCAGAACCGCCAATAGAATATCGACGTTTGCGTATCTGTTCTGGTGTCAAAGACATTGTTTTGCTCCTTTTTTAACAATGTAACAATGTTTTAGATCAAGTCGATTAGTGTGTCAACTTTTATTTTAATGGGTGGGGAGTTTGTGTAGCACTTGGTGCTACAGGCTGGCTCCCCTGCCGGATGACAACCGTGCAGTTTGTCAACGCCAAAAGAAGGGCGATGTATGCGGCGACAATCATAGCGGCTTCCCATTTTGGTAATGTCATTTCACTGGGTCTTCTTTCATTTGTCTTGTCAATTCCGCCTCAATGGTAGCGGCGACTACGTCATCGAAATCTGACGTGTGTGGGGCCGCAAACTGCGCGGCAAAGGCGGTATACGCCGTAAGATCAATCCAACTGTCCTGATGGTCACGGTTATGCGCTAAACGGGCCATTTTCACTGCCATCATAACAACGGCAATGTCAAACGCCGTAAACTTCTTATCAAGCAATGAGCTGGCAATCGTAGCCGCCCGTATGAAATTGGGTCGGATTTCTCCATACTGGTTACCGCGCTGTTGGATGGTCGTAAGTGCGGAAGATAATACATCAATGCTGTTCATAGTACTGCTCCTGTTTCGATGTCTTTTAACCAACGTTTAAATTCGCCTTGGATGTTCTTTACTGTACGAGTGTCGCTTGGGCTTGCGCTCGATACAAACATCCTTTCGTTACCCATTTTTTTCGCGTAGTATTTGACGTGCCGTTTTGATTTAACGACTACAACGTCACATTGGTGGTCTTGCAAAAAGCCTGTTATTTCCCGAATTAGTTTGTTTGTACTCATTCGTATTCTCCTTCTTGTACGTGTAATACAATTTGTAATGGTCCTCACACCACGCGCACCCCGCTTTCATTACATTTAACCCGCAATATTGCGTATAAATGCCGTCCGCATCCCCAAATATGGCGTGACAGTACTTGTCGCTCATTTCCATAAAAGTTTTGGTCGGTTTTAATTTCGGTTTGCCTTCCGCTACCGAAATGGGAACGATTGACGTTTCAATTTTTCCCTTTTTCGTTCGAGCGGTTGGCCCAGCCACACCACCCCGCTTCCGAGCCAAATTCAACCCTTGGCGGGAAAAGTAACCAATGACCGCACTCTTACTGCGACCTATGGCCCGCCCTATCTCCAATGCCGTATGGCCTTTTTCTACCATATCACGGGCGGTTTTAAGCTCATGTACGGTCCAATGTTTAATGATTACCCCCATCAGTCCATCCCCTCTTGCGCCCTATCCCATTCGTCGCGGCCCTGATCAGTTTCCCAATACTTTTCTTCCCATTCGTTTGCCTCAAACCGCGCTTTCCTGACTTCTCCCCACAAACGCTTTGTTTCGTCTTCCAACGCCAAAATAAGATGCAATTGGTCGCTCATTTGCGTCCGAACCGCCTCGATCTCTTCCCAAGCCTCCCGATGAAGCGGGTCGCCCAAAAGCGAGTGCGATGATTTCAGTTTATCAACGATATCCATTGTGTTTTCTCCTTACACATTGATATTCGGGAAAGTTTATCAAGCACCATAAACATGCCGAACAGCATGCCGACGCAGACAACTGACCAAACCAAACTTTCAAGAAATCGAATCATTTTGATTCCGCTTTCAATTCATCTATTTTTTGAAACGCAGCCAATTCCCAATCTTCGTATCGCAATTGCGGCGCAGTTTTTCTTTCTTTTATGTATGTCGTTCCATCACAAACCCCATAACTAGCAAGAGATTCAGCCGAAACAATCATTGGCATATGGCTTCTGCGGCAGAATACCGCCAACGGCCTACCGATTTCGCGGTTAAACGAAGAGAACACTTCCGCATTGGAAATGTATGGGTTCGTCTCGGGGTTCTTGTCGGTATACTCGTAACTTGTGATGCTCGCGACATCATCAAACCATGCGAACCGCGAAACAAAAGCCGCCCCCATTGGTTCGTTAATTTCCTTGACGAATGTCTCACCATTCAGCCATACGCCACTGACGTACGCAAACGGCTTTGAGAAGGCCTTCACGGGCATTAGAAGGCCCGGAGTACGAATAACGATTGGGGCCGCTACAAGCCCTTTAATAAACGATCTACGATCCATCATCTTTCTCCTCTTTTGTGATTGACATCAAACCATACTCAACATATAGTTGTCAAGCGTTAGTTTAAAGGAATAATAACAAAATGACACACAAAGTTGCCACACGCGTCATCAACAAACTTGGTGGTGTTCGCGCTGTATCGTTGATGCTGGGTTTGTCGCCGCAAGCGATCTACCGTTGGACATGGCCGAAGGAAAACTTCGGTGGTGGTGGGTTGATTCCTCATCGCCGCCAGTTAGAACTTATGGTTGCCGCACGTCAGCGTGGCATTGAACTAACCCCTGATGACTTTTTCCCAAGGATGCCCAATGCCTCCGAGATACCGAGTGTCACCGAAGAAAGACCGCACGATTAATGGTATCGTTTTTGATAGCAAAACAGAAGCATTGCGGTATGTCGAACTGGGTCTGTTGCAAAAAGCGAAAGAAATCCATCACTTAGAACTTCAACCGAAGTTCAAGGTGTACATCGATCTGCAACTGTACTGCACGTACACCGCCGACTTCCGTTATTTCGATGACAGGATTGGCGAGTGGGTGATCGAAGACGTTAAAAGTCGCGGGACTATGATGGACACGGCGTTCAAACTTCGCAAGAAGGCGGCTGAACTGTACCACAAGGTTACGATTACATTATACGTTGACGGAAAATCGTTGACAAAAAAGATTCGCCGCCCTAGGGTAAAAAAGATAGCACCCCCGGAATGAACCGGAGGTGCTTAATGGATTTACGGGGTTAGCCGCCCCTAATTCCTGATACGGTCGGAGAAATATCGGAACTGGTCCTGTTATAGGTCATCCGTATTCTCCCAGTCAAGGCTATTGGAGAGTACAATGTCGCATAAGGCCACTTCATGGGCATGGTCCCAAAAATCAATCTCATACATGTCAAAGCTCGTGCTTCTCGCACTTGCGGATCGTTTTAACGCCGACACGGGCGATTGCTTCCCTTCTATACGTAGATTGGAAACGGATTGCTGTATGTCGCGTAGCAGTATCTTACGGTCGGTTGACGAGCTGGAGAAGGCGGGTTTGATTACCGCCGTCGAACGCCGTGACAAGATTGGCCGGAACAAATCCAATCAGTATCAATTGCACATCGACAATCATTCACCAGAAGTGAACGATGGGAAAAATGGGGGTGTCCAACAGGAACCCCTAGGGTGTCCAATAGACACGGGGGAGGGTGTCTATCAGACACCCAAACCTGTAATAGATAACCATACATTAACTACGTTAATGAAAGACGATAATCCGCCTGTAGTCAACGATGGTGCAAAGTTTTGGGATGAAGCTGTCGGCTCCCTTCTTGTGTTGGGGCTGGTGGAATCTACCGCACGTCAGTTCACTGGGCGGTGCCTTAAATGGGCGAAGGGTGACCAGCAGCGCGTCCTCGATGCGTTCACGGCGGCTCTGAATGCTGGACCCCGCGATCCCATCCCGTACATTTCGAAGATACTTTCGAAACCAATTTCCAATCTCGAAAAGAAAAGGAACGATTTTAATGAAGCAGTAGCGGAATTGATGTCACGACCGTCACCAGATGGAGCATGGAACAACTATGGAAAATGGACACCAGAGCCAGTTGATGACCCCAATGGAACTCGCGAGCAAGATAGCGAGTGCGTATACGTTGACCCTTTTGCCGAACCCGACGCAGTACATGAAGTTGGTGGAGGAAGTGTTGGTAACGTACGACCAAAAGGTAATCCAAAAACTGGCGGACCCAAGGGCGGGTATCTTGGCGAAATGCAAATACCCTCCCTCGATATCTGAAATTGTCGAAATGGCGAATTCTATCAACAAACCAAGGAGTAAGAACTTTGTTTAACGAATCATCGAACATCGATAAGTACCGTAGCAGCGTCAGCGAAGTGACTGCGGCAAAACCCCGCAAGATCGTAGAATGGTCAAAGAACAAGGAAAACAAATTGAAAAGGTTGTTCCTTGTCGAAAAGAAATCCATTCACTCCATCGCCCGCATGCTTGGCGGTCGTGAATATGAAATCGCGGAAGCACTGGAACGTTTCGGCTTTGTAAAAGAGCCAATCCAGTTGGCCCCCAAGGTTTACTCGAACCACACCGCGAAAAAGAAAGAAGAGTATGTTCCCAAGTGGGCTCGTGAAGATGTTTCTCCTGCGGAACCTGTCCAGATCGTTTCTGTGCCACCAGTGCGCGAAGAAACGTCTGACCCTCGCATTGACGCGCTTGAACGTTTGATGGAACAGCGGGATCATTATTTCGCGTTGGGCCAGTTGCTTGCGGGTAATGACACTTCGAAAATGACAACGAAAGAAAAAGTGAAACACGATATTGATTGCGCAAAAGCGCAGGAGATGTATGTGTGGTTCTCGACTAGTTACGAAGTGTCGTTGAAACAGTTGGCGGCACAATCAATCGAGGCCGCAAAATGGACTGGCAACGTTTAAAAGACTTTGCAGAACGCGTGGGGATTTCAATATCCCTACGCATCTTCTTTTTCGGGTATTTCCTGTTTGCCGCATGTGCCGCAGTGTTTATGCCGTTAAGCACCGCACGGGTTGTTAAGGACGAGGCTAAACAATGGAAACTGTGAAAACCCCGCTCGAAGCCTACTTGGACCGCGCAACTGAAATGATTGAAAAATTGGAGAAGTGGGGTGGCCCCGAAAATATGTATCTGGTGGACATCCTGCGCATGGGGCGG